GCCCCCAAGGAAACCAAACACCGATCCGATTACCGCTGTCACGATTTCGGTAGCGCCCATCTGTAGTCCTATCCACATCCCGAAAACCCCAAACAGCGTGCCACAGAGTATTGAAGCCATAATCTGGGGGCGAAAACCTTTAGGCATAATTATCTCCTTCAAGCTGGAAAAACTGGTGTGCCGTAGTCTTCATCATCGTTGCGTATCGGCATTCCCTTGCGCCTGTTCCAAAAAAGATATCCCTGGAACCCTGCAAGAAATGCAACGATCAGCATGATAATTTTCATCAGGAAGTTTCCTCTACCCGCATGGTCACAAGTCCTGTTCTCACTCCTGTATTGATCCCCGAACTCCCTATAATCCAGAGGGCTTTATCAGGTGGCTGGGAATCCGGGACGATCACCTCAGTTGCTGCATGACCCCCCACTGTAAAGGCCAGTTTTGTTACTGACTCTGCGATTGCATCGATATTGGCAAGGATGGTCTCCCGCACATCTGTATTAGCCACTCTCGTTGGCGCATGATCTCTTGCCGTGGCCTCAATGTCAACAACAAAGTCCCAAGCCTTCTTGTTAATCAGCTTTGGACGCGCCTCAACGGTCATCTCCCTGCGCTTTGGAGTCTTGGTTGTAGTACTACTGCGGTCCAGTAACTCTCTGAGCCCTATGTTCAGTGCGCTAATACCCACTGAAGTGCTTCCGGCAGGAAAGTCCAGCGTAAGCTGTCCACTAAGGAAATCCCCCAGCTCTGCCGTGGTACGCACCGCATCGTTTATACCGTAGCTTACCGTTATGAATTCATCACCTGAACCACCCTCACCGCCCGATCCAGCCGTCAGATCTCCCGCATCCATATGGGCATGGAAAATCCCGGTGTTCGCATGGGGATCGCTATGGTTATCGTAAGGATGATCAATATAGGAAGTAGCCTGGTAGTACTGTGTCTGGCCGGCAGTGACCGGCGTATTGGGGTATTCAATATGGTATACCTCGGCAGATGATGCGTGTTCCAGAACAAAGAATAGTCTCGGAACCCCATCCGATTCAGTCGTAAAGCCGAGCAGGTAGATATCGATGTTCGCATCAGCCTCGTCATATACCACGTACCACTTCATGCGTGATTTTGAGTAGGCAAGAACGGTTGCGTATGTACCGGATGCGTGTCCACCATACGCTGCATAGAGCCAGTCAGATGCTGTATCGAGTAGGTAATTGGAATGTCCTTGGTAAGCAGCAGGGAGCCCGTCACTCGGGACAAATTCGCCGTCATGCTGTACGCCGGTGGCCGGACCTATGTTCAGTATCTCAAGATTGTTTGCGCCAAGAATCGTCAGCTTCAGGTGATCCCCTGTAGAAAGGGAGATATACAATGAGCCATCGTAGCCCACCGCATTGCCACGCCCATCATTAAGGCTCCCTTTCAGTACACCGCTCGGAAGCAGTGGAGCAGCCGTGTTGTTCGCGGAATCAATCTTGTAGACATTGTAATTGGTGACCAGTACTGAGGTCATTGATGCAGTATCGGTTGGGTCTCGCCACCTGTGAAACCCCATGATGTATTCACCAACCCCGTCAATGGTTGCGGTAAGTGACCAGTTCGCTCCCAGGTCTGAGGTCTCATATACCCTGATAGCATTCGCATCTGTCGTTGCATTGGCATCAAAGTGAAGGGCAAGAAGCAGGATGTTTCCCTCATCCACCATCGCAGCTTGATAGATGCTGTCAAAAGCGTTGGTGCTAAAAGCAACCGGGAGGTCATTGGTATTCGGGAATCCTGTTCCCTTGATCTCAGTCCAAGTGGCCGTTTCAGGATCAGGGTTCCTGAAAACAGTGAATGACCGGACACTGTTTGCTCCAGTCCCGTTAACGGTATCATTACAGACAAGGATAATATTCCCTTTGTGTTTTCCTACCGCAAAAAGAGCTATATGATTTATACCAGACCCGGTTACTGCCGTTGCAACAATAGCCCCACTCGACGGGGCATCCCACGTATCTGTTCCGGCATTCCAGGCACGACAAACCAGTATATCCACGCTCCCTGTATGGTCCTCTTCAAAGAACCCCCAGGTTTCACCGGCATGATCAACAAAACCGCGATATGGATGATCTGCATCCCCTGCATGGGTATGAGCATGGTTAAGATGCTGAAGTGTCTGTGTCCCGAACCGAATATCAGCCGTGGCAAACTTGACGCCGCCTACTCCTCTCCCGGTAACCCTATCCATCCTGTCCCAGCCGATCCCAAGCGGGAAATCCTTGAACTGATAGTGGACCATAGACGGGTCATTCTCTCTGATAACAGTTCCCTGAAGACGATAAGCAGGAGACTGACGCTGAACATAGCGCTCAGTGATTCTCGGCTTACCATTTTCTTCAGCAAGAACATAGTAATTGGAGTTTAGACTGATGACTGCCACTCATATCCTCCCCAACGACGCCTATCCAGAACCAAGTAACGGTTACTTGAGTCACCTGAGAAGCTGAATCCAGCGTGTGAGTGGCTGCTCATCGGAGCCATAGCAATACCAGGCTGACGCTTCAGGCGCTCAACATCTACCTGCCATCGATTAACTTCTTGATCATGGCGGTCTCGCGATCCTGGATCATACCCGCCCAGAGTTCGGTAGAAGTATACCCCTGCTTGAGCAATGATCATCTCAGCCCTGCTTTCATCAACCTCTGTTGCAACGGTATCCGCAGTTGGAACCGAAAGCCGGCCCATCCCTTCCAGCCTGAGTAGTCTCCCAGGCAACGGGAAGTTACCCGGACCAAGAGGAGCATATGCGCCATCAGGCTCCAACTGGTCTACCTGTTGGGAAACCCTGTGCGGGCCGGAAATGAATGTTGTGGGTATTGTGTAGCGTGTTACCGGGTCTATCCACGCAACTACGAGATCAGCATATCCAGTGTTGCCGGATGTAGCCTCAAAAGAAATGGTCATCTCAGTTGCGTTAGCCTCAATAGTGGCGTCAATGCGGTGCAGGTTCGGGCCTTCCCATTCATCGTCACCACTATGATACGGGCTACTAGAATATGTGGAGCCGTCAAAGGTTACCCGCATCCGGAAAGCATCGGCCACTGTTGCGTAGAGCCATGCCCGTACATGGAGTGTTTTGCCAACTGCACTGGAAAAGTCCGAGCTAGCCAGAATGTTCTGTTCTAAGCCCTCTGTAGCGCCCGTAGCAGCCATCGATGCTGACTGATCGCCATGCATAACCCTGTTTGTCTGTGCTGCAAGGGTAGGCGTCCCAATACTTGACCATCCGGTGAACGCACCACCGGAAAAGGTTTCAAAGTCAAAGTTGGAAAGCAGGTTATCAACCGCAAGGGTTTCATCCCGGAGCGGTAAGTAGAGTAGGGGATATACCGTGCGGATCGCTTGCCTGATGGCGTCATGGTAGATTTCCGGCGGGTACGACATAATTTCATAGGTCACACTGCCAGCAACCTGTGCGGAAAATGCACTTACCATTGTGATCGTGGAAGATGAGACACTCGCGATGCGCCGGGATTCCCCAGAGGCAGAACCTGACGTAAGAAGCAACCACTTATCTGTTAGTAGAGTCGTGTCATAACGAACAATACTGGTATCGACAACGGTTGTCCCATCGCCAGCTCCAGACCCGCTCGTTGTGTCGCTGATATAAAGTCCAGTAGCCCGGACCAGCATTTCACGGAGCCGGGACTGTGCCGTGGTAGCCATAGATCCTCCAAAGACTAGTTCTTGTTGACGATGCTTTCATCGAGTAAAGCAGGGCCAGTGCCATTGACACTAGCCTCTGCTTCCACTTCTTCAACTGTGCCTTCAGGCGATATGGTGTAGTTTCTGGAAGGGTCTAGCTCTAACTCCTGCATGACCTCAAACAATAGTTGCTGAGATTCTTCCAGGTTGTTCTGAGCCCTTCCAACTTCTGCCAATGCCGTTTTAAGTGCAAGAAGTTGAACCTTTGTAAGTTCCACTACATACCTGCGGCAGTTTCTTTTGCAGCTTTTCCAGCGTCACTCAGGTTGCCAGTTTCAGATAACCGCGTCCTTGCGGCTGAAAGCTGATTCTGAAGCACCCGTTGTTCTGCTTCTTTGGTCGCAATTGCTGCCTCAATAGCTGCTATTCGTGTTTGAACATCTGCGTCTGATGCCATTACTTCCTCCTAACCTTCTGTCCGGTTTTCTTTGCTTGTTTCTTTGCAGCAGTATAGCCCTTAGTAGTATATGGATAGTGTTTCTTCCCTACTTTAGGCATCGCTACTCTCCATCTTCTGAGTCTTCGCCATTGTCCTCTGTTTCCTCTTCGGAAGCAACCTCTTCAGTTACTTCTTCTTCTTCTACTATTTCGACTTCAACAACTTCCGGTTCCGGTGTCATTTCTTTCTCCTTAGAATAGGGATTTTACTTCTTAGAATAGGGATTTTACTTTTTAGCTTCTTGGCTTCCTGAGCAAGAGAAACCGGTGCTTGGCTTCTTATTTTGCTTTCCCACGCACGTTGTCTCTGACTAAAGGACTGTCTTGCTGTCTGATGCTCCGGTGCGCCTCGATATTTCCACCAATATGGTCTATCTTTCTGCTTATGTACGTCTGGGCCATATTTTTTTTGCCTTGCAAGTGTCTTCTCTAATTCCGTAGGTGCTTTTCCAACAGCTCTTAACGCTACTGCCTTAGCTCCGCGCTTAACTTGTCCGATTAAGCCTCTAGGGTTCTTCTGTATGTCCCTTGCCACACCCTTTATGCCGGCGGCAACATTCCTTGGCGATGTGGCAGACTTCACCCATTGTTTTGTACCTGTGCTCTTTGCAGCTTTCTTTACCTGTGGGATCAATCTTGTAATTGCCATAGCTTAATTCCTTCGTTCTTGTTTGCGTAGCCTCTGCGCCCCTCGGCGCTTTGTGGCCTGTGATGCCTTCCACATTTTTTGATAGGCTTCTGGTGTACCTGAAGCTCTAAGGCCAACAAGTGCAGCCGATACTCTACGCCGTCTTGCTTCCTGCTGCTCCGGTAAGCCCCTCGTACCTTTTGATGCGAGTGTTTTCTTAGGCTTCAAACCAGCAAGACCCTCCATCGCCCCAGTATATCCGGGGGGTAGCCTTCGCGCCCCTCGGCCCTTTCCTGTTAGTCCAGCAATACCAGTAAGCGCCAACCGGGCCACAGGGTGTAGCCTTCCCAGCCGTGCTGTGCCTGTTTTTGCTGCTTTCTTTACTTTACGTACAGCTTTTTTTACATTTGCCATAGCTTAATTCTTTAACTGATCGATTTCAGCTCGTAACTCCTGGATACCCTTCACAAGTAATGGAACAAGGTGCTGGTACTCAACGTGCCAGGTTGAGTGTTCATCACACGCTTCACCTGCCACACACTCGGGACAGTTCAGCCCAGCTCCTGCATTGATAGCCCAAGGAGCCCACTTAACAGTCTCCTGAGCAAGCATCCCAACGTATCGGCCCCTACCGTTAGGACCGTATCCATCAGCCTCTCCACCACCCTCAAGATTGTAATTAAACTCTACAAAGTTAGCCTGATTTAGTAGGTCAAGCGCACTGTCCTTGTAGGGGGTGATGTTTGTCTTCACCCGTGAATCAGATGAAGTGGTGATAGATTGGTTTCCAATGTAGATGGTAGTAGTGCCAGACCCGTTGGTTGCATTATCAATTGACGCATCCGCTGAAGTTAAAGGACCAACTACGATTCCATCGTCAAATCGAGCCCGCCCAGTATCACAGTGGATCGAGAATGCATTTGTAGTGGCTAGAGTGACATTAGTACCCGCTACCGGAGGTCCATCAATGTACAAAGATGCGGCAAGCGAGTAGGTTCTGGCATTTGTTGCAGTTGGGGTCACCGCCCTGATAGCTATGTGAGCCATCTGAGCAATAGTGCCGGAATCGGATGTGTCATTTGGTACAGTATTTCCAAAATGGACGAGACCGCGTGCGTTATCGATTGGGATATTGGCAGGGCATTCCATCCGGAACGCAACCCCACCGAGTACAGCAGACCCAAAGGCTACCGTGTTCGTTCCAGCATCTATGACAAATGCGTTGGCATTGCCATCACTCTCAATGCGAAAGTCCACATCGTTCCCGGCCTCGTTGAGAACAAGGCTTCCAGATGCTTGCGTAAACGCAATATTAGAAGTAGGAAACGTCAACGTAGTATCGTCGAGCCGAAGCGATTCTGTTCCATTATAAAATATAGAAAGATCTGAGCCGTTTCGGACATTTCCTGCCCGATTGGCAAATCCACTATGGTTTGAAGAAGGTGTAGGCATCGTATCATTCCTTTCTTGGGTTTATGTTTATCTGACAGCCAAGACCTGAAAAGGTTTATAGATTTTTATCAGTCCGCTGCCTTTCTACGCGTATTCAATGAGAAGCGATATCCTTATATCTGTTGTAGCTGCCAGGTTGTGCGCTCCTCTTGTCACTCCCTGAACAATAAGACTCCCGTCGTTGGTCTGATATGGCAGTTCTGTATTTGCTTCACAGCCAACAGAGTTATCATTAAACGAAAACCAACTGTTCACCTGAATCACACCCACCACGTTCTCAAGTTCTGCATCGGTAGGATCAAATGCTGCATTATCAGTAACCGTCAGCGATGACTGTGAGAATACAAAGTCAATGTTTACATCCTGATCAGCCCGGTCTACCACCGTTACACCTCGTATGATCCCATGCTCTGGGAGCCCGCTTACTGTCAAGTTGGTTCCGAGCGCATCCCCGTTTGCATAATTTGGCGATGCCGTAAGTCCCGGCAACACTGTCATGGGCGTGCGGTGTATTTTCATGTTTGCCTCTATTCCCCTTAGCGCGTCTTGGTCTCACGCTTCAGGCGTTTTTGTTCTCTCAGGAGAGCCTTGACTTCCTCAGTCATCGGCCTTTTGGCTCTCTTTGGCCGCTCCTGCACACTGGCGAGAGGTGTATCAAGATTCAACGCGGTCTTTATATCCTCAAGAAACTTATCCTGACTTGGCGATCCTACCGCCCTTTCCATAAGTACCTTCATAAATTCACGTTGAAGCTCACGATCCTTTTCTCTTTCTTCCTGTGCCTTACGGTCCCGTTCATCTTCCTTCTCGTTCTGAAGGAAATCCCATAACCGCTTGTGTGAATGCCGGATATGGCTCATCAACCCATCCTGGTGAGGAATATGCATCTTTACACAGGTTGCAAAACCCAGAGACTCCAACTTTCCATACATGTCAGAGAGTGGGTTTAGGTGACAGTATAAATCTGCACCGTGCCTCTGTGGTATCTGAGGGTCTTCCTGAGTAAAAACAAGTGAACCATCTTCACGCCGTTTCCGCATGGTCTGCCACAAGAGCCACCACGGCTGGAGACTCATCACGCCAGTGCGTGTGTCCCAGACCTGAACATAGCCCTTGAAGCGCATATCGGTCACTTCTACCCTTGATGGATCGCCGCCGGATGGTCGTACAAGCTGGTCTCCTACCTTCAAATGTGAAGGGGGAACTACCTCTATCCCTGTACCGCCACCGGTCAGTTCGTCCATTGTCGGGGCTTCTTTGATCGTCATGTTCTCACCAATGATCCTTTCCTGCCAAACGTAGACTGTCTTCTGGGCCAGCGCTTTTTCTCCTCGGCATGATTACGAAATGCATGTTGTAAGTCTGTATGTTCGATTTGCAATGGCTTTTGGCTCCGCATCTCGTCTGCCATCTCCCTTAACTCTGCCACCGTATGCCACGCTGTTCCGCGCCCATCGACAACCTGGCCACCCCATGTCTGGAACTGGTTCGCGGTAAAATCTCCCGCCGATCCCAGAGGCACGTAAGCTGTTACCAGTTTGTCATTCCGCACCACACGTAATACCTGAAACCGCACCCTGCCAGATCTCCCTTCATGCAGAAGGTTAAACTCCCCCAGGTAATAGCACGGTTCATCACTAAACACCGCCTTTGTAATAGCCTCTGCAAGGCTCTGGTCCGGCTTAAACTTCCAGACCTTTTCAGCAGGTTGAAGCGTCACCGCTGTAACCTGATCTTCTCTCTAGGACGCGCATTTTCAAGTTGCGCTACATAGAGGATTGGGCGCCGCGTCACAGGCTTGGGGGGAGGACTATGACGCTGGCTCCCATTTGTTTGAACCAACCGGAGATCAGGCCGGCGAACCGGCGTTGTTCTTCCGGGCAACCAAACCTTTTTCTCCTGATCGTAGGCAAAGTTATCCTTGCCCGATTTCAGGTATGCAGGAGATATAGGTTTTGTTGTCTTCAGTACTCGCATTGCTTACCTCGGTGCGCTCACGTAAATGTAGTCATAGTCTGAATTAACCGCAGTACCCCGAGCGTCAAGCGAAAGAATCGGCGTGTACAGGATGCCTGATCGATACCACGATGTTTTCGTAGCAACGTGAGTCCCGCCACCGTATTCATTAGCTGTCCCAATGTAATACCGTACTGTGCCTGAGTCAGCAGTTGTTGCAACCATCCGGATAACCCGGGTTATGCCATCTGCCGCGTCTACAGCACCGGTCAAAGCGTCCTCTTCAGCAGTCCCGCCATTCTGAACCCCTACAGCAGTAAAGGTCAGGTCCTGTTCACCTTCCAGCAATACACCGAAACAATCAGTTGCAGTGGCAACAAGTGCATCGTCCTCGTTCTCAATGACAACAGCGTCATTGTTTGCATCGCTCATGCCAACAAAAACTGAGGCTTCAGACACATCATCGATCTGAAGCCGGGTTTCAAACGTGAGTGCTTGCCCCTCGTCTACTTCCCAGACTACTTCACCAGCTATAGCCGCCGCATCGTTATCGTTGGCTCCTACTACCTGTCCCCACCAACCACCATGAGCGCCGTGAATATCCTGCGCTCCACTACTTGCAACGGTTTCAACAAAGTTTGTTACGTTGTCTGTAAGAAAGTCTTCCCATAAAGTTACATATCCCTCTGGTCCCATTTCTGGTCTCCTTTATCATTTATTTTTACGCTGCCGCTCTCATGTGAGGGTTTCACTACGTTTGCAGCGTGCGCCACTAATTACTAAGCAGGAGCCGTGGCATCTCCGATAATCTCAAAACTCCAGTTACCCGCTGATCTTTCGCCGTAGGCGTATTCGTCAGTCAGGAAGAGAGAGTCACCACCACCTGCGATATGTGGCTCTCTTCGGGTTTCAGTCCTGAGTGACATGCCGTTTACCAGTACCCATGCTTCCTTCGCAAAGACAAAGTTCTTTGCGTCACCAGCGCTGTCAATAGCGATGTTGCCATCTTCAACAATGGTTACACTGGCAATTGGTAAATTGAACGCAGACATAAAGACTGTAGCTGTCGAGCCTTCCGGTACTGGGTATGTCCCAACCCCGGATACCAACTCGTCATAGAAGTCTTTGATGCAGAAACCGTGGAAGACTCCCGCATAAGGAGGATTCCCGGGCTCTGTGGCATTCGATGAGATCCGGTAACGAGCTGCTGCCACATCACCAGTCTGAACCGGCGTGTTGGCCGTTCCAAGCTGAGTGGTGGAACCATCGAGGGCCGTGAGGCCATCTTCATCCCGCTTCCGCATCATTGCCTCTCCAGCTTGCTTACCCATCTGGGCAAGGGCTGCTCGGGCAAGGTTACGCCGTGTCTTGTCACTCACAAAGGTCTGGATCTGGACCATCTGCGGCGTAATAGAAATAGCTGAGTCATCGTACTGTTGTGGGTTATTGAGAACTGTTGTCTCTGTTATTGACTGAGCGCTCAATTGCTCAAACAAAATTTCCCGCCATGACGTGCCGGTGCTTGGACTGAGATCAACCCTGTCTACAAGCTGTGGCACAGCACCGTCATATTCTCGCCTGGATCGGGCAGAAGCTGCCACGATATCAAGACTTTCGGTAAGAACCAGTGTAGTGGTATTGCCGTCTGCCATTACTTATCTCCTTCTATACAGAGTAGCCGAGTCTTTTCCCGGCCCTTTTTACTTCATCATTCCAGGGGAGTTCTCCCCTCCCAAATGCTGCCCACCGTGCGTCATCTGACATACTTGCCGATGATGTTCCGGTCTGGGCTCCTACACCAAGCGTGTTATTCCGGGCATTATTTTCTTTTCTGTCATCGTCTGCCCGTTTTACCTGCTCAGTAGTATTTTTACGCTGAAGTTGAAAAGCAATGCGTTGTGCGCGGCTCAAAAGGATTGCGAGTTGTGCTACATCTCGGTTGGAGTATGCTTCATTCCATTCGTTTCTCACCTCGGTCATCTCAGGAGCAGTCTGTATATCGAAAACTGGATTCCCCTGATCGTCCGAAATGTCCTCCTGAATTTGCATCAGTTCCCTGTAGAGCCCGTCATACTGGCCCTGGAACCGCTGGTCCAACTCGGTAGTTCTGGCTCGTTCCTCTCCGATCTCCTCAAGTTCTTGGGAGACCTGATCCGTGTCACCGCTGGCTAAAGCTCTCAGGATACGCTCATTGGCTTTTTCACTGGCCTCCAGACGCTCCATGATCGGTGCTACCGCCTGTTGCATCTGTTGAGTCAGGGACTGCCGCTGGTTGCGTTGGGCTTTTAAATCATTTTCAGCTTTTTCAGCCCGGCCCCGTAGTTGCTCTGCCTCTACCTTCCAGTCCTTCTCACCATCAATTGTTTGAGCTTCTTCAGGCGTGGCTTCCAGTTGTTCTACCGGATCAGCCGCCTCGCTTGGCTCTGGCAGCGTCTGTATCTCCTGCTCTACCATTTTTACTCCTTCCGGAACGGCCCATTCGGGAACCGCCGAATACATAAAAAAACCCACGAGTCCTCAGACTCATGGGCGCTGACCGCAAGCACCTTGAGACTCTTGTCCCTGCGCGGTCACTGTCACTTTACCGCTACCTTTTTTGCTTTGTCAACCGTTTTCACGTATTGAACAGGGCAAATACCGTCATAGTGCGTCTTGATCTGAGCGCGTAACACCCTGTTTGAGAGGGCGCGTTGACCCAAATCAGCTCTCAGAATTCCTAGCGCGTCATAACAAATTGTACCGTTTCCTCTTGCACACATTATTCCCTCGCTCCTACAGGTTCTCTTTCTTGTTGCTGCTGTCTTACAAGGTCTAAAAGTGTTGTACCCGGCGTAGGCTCAGGTGTTGGCGCTGGCATGGGCTGTCCTTGCTGTTGCCTTACAAGATCTAAAAGTGTTGTTGCAGCCCCAGAAGCCTCGGGAGCCTTCCCGGACTGAATACGCCGATATTCGTCAAACCCTGCCTTTGACAGTCCCGGCTTCAGCCCGTACCACCGGATCATAATTACATCGATTGCTCCCTTGTTTCTCCTGCGCTCATTCCTGCGCCGTTCACCCTCTGGCAACGCCCAGTACGATTTAAGTTTTTCCTTATCCTCATACCATAGCTGAACCAGCGGATCGAATCTCTGCCTGTCTAGTTGCTTTTCTGCAAGAATGCCGTTCCAGATTTCCTCGCCAACCTCTTTTTCAAGAAGGTCTAACCTGCGGTTTCGCTCGTCAAAATCATATTCTTGCAATTCATTTAACAGCGCAGGATCGTTAACAATTTCGTTGTACAGGCGTTTTGCCTCTTGTTCCGGTATCTCGTTTTTATGAATTTTTGAAAGCTCATCGAGTGCCTTTTCAAATTCAGGATTACTCTGTACGGCCTGTAACTGCGCTCCATACGCTGAATTGATTTTAACAATAGCCTCTCTCAATCCGGGAGTATTACCTGTTCTTCTTGCTTCATCCGCAGCGTCCTGAAGCTTATCCATTCGGATATCTGCAACCCTGTCAAATTCCCTCATAACCGGGCTTATTTTATCGCGCCTCGCCCAGTCCAGCTCCGCAGCTTCCCAGAGGCGGCTTCCTTCCGGATCAATAGTTTTAAGCTTCTTCAATTCTAACGGCGTGATCTTTTCCTTCTCTTCTTTTATCCACTCCATCTTGCCCCATGACCAGTAGTACGGTGGTGCGGATAGCCAACCTTCAGATGGCCCGTCGTAGGACTTCCCCGTTTGCTCTTCCGCATACGCAACAAACTTATGATGTGCGTCTTGTGGGTATGCTCTCAAGGCAAAGTAATCTGCGGTTCCGCGTGAAAACCGTCCTTTAAGGTCTCCGCCCTCAAGTGCCAATGAGGATGCCCATAACGGCAGGAAAGTAGGCGCAATAACTTCCCTTGACAGGCTGACCATCCCATCTCTGGTTGGGTCTCCTATGTAATTGCGGCCACTGATAAGGTCAGTTGCCTTGGAAGGAAGCGGAGCGAGGTTAGCCCGCATAAATCGGAACGCGGGGTTTCTCATTCCGGATTCCAGCAGATCCTCTGGGGATGTTGTCACTGTGGCTAACAATGCAAGCACTGAACGAATTTTTGACCCAGCACCTATTCTTTGCCCCCACTGATCAAACAGCATAAATTCAGAGTTATATTTTAATTCCCCGGTTTTTGGGTCTTTTCTCATAAGCTTGAAGCGATCAAGAGATTCTCTGAGTGTATCGCCACGCGCCAGACCAATGGCAACGGTAACGAACATGAACGCAAATGTTGCACGCATTAATGCTTGACGGGCTAACTTGGCATCCATTCCACCCCTGAAAAGAGAGGAAAAAATAGCCACTATTGAACGGTTATAGTTAGGCGCAAGCATTACGCTTTGTTCGGCTAAACGCATCCATTTACCTACGCCGATCTGCTTAGATGAGCCTAGACCTCGGACGTTATTTATGTACCGTGAAATTTCTGCCTTCAATCTAGGAGTTGTTGCCAGATGCTCAAGGGCTTTAATCAGGTCAATTGCTGCTTGGTCCATAGCAAAGTTAAACGCATTCCTGAACGGCTGAAGTAATTTATCTGGTAACGCCAGTACCTGTCTGCCGCCTATCAGGGGAATACCGGCAGGCAACCTTGCTTTTAAGAGCTGTCCTCTTGCGAATGCCGCTGTTGCCTCTGTACCCTGTTCGGATAACTGCACAATAGGCCATCTGTTCAGAAGAGCCGCGTGTTGCTTATATATCCTGTTTGTGACTGACTTACTGGCAGCAGAGCGGATCAATTCATTATGGAAAGCCCACATCGCTTTTGTCCATATTTTGGGTTCTGCACCAGCAAGTATTGCAAGATGGATCAGTCCAACTCCACCGTCTGCCGTTAACTGAAGCCCTCGGAAAAGAACATTGAACTTATTAGCAAACGCAAGAATGTTGTAGAACTTGTTTTCCGCTGGGGTGAATATATTGTTCATGCGTATTGCTATCGTCTTTGCGTCAGGCCCAGTCAGAATTCTTCTCTCTCCTCCGGGAATTTGGAGGTATGCTTCTTCACGCCCCGGCTCTCCCCACTTTTTCTTATAATCGGCTATAGATTTGCTTGTCTTTTTTTGTTCTACGAGGAGATCACTGAGTAATCCGCCTCTGTATTGTAGTGTTTTATATCCCTCGACTTTGGTAGGTGTACCCCTGATTGCGTCAAGCATTTCCTGTAGCGAATCAACAGCCATCTTCCGCAGTTCCTTTGCCGGAACTCGGATGAGTTCCAGTGGCTTTCCTAGACCTACCCGGTAGCGGATAAAGCCAAGACTTTTTTGCAGTCTCGATACCTCGCGTCTGAGAGCCTTATCGGCTGGGTTTTGACTAAGCCGCTCTGAGGCTTCCTCTAATAGTTTCTGGACTTTCTTAATTGCCCCTATCTTTGGAACTTCAAGAACAACATTAGGCTTTTGCAGTTCTTTCGCAGCCTTAATGACGTCCTGTGCCAAGACTTTTGTTGGCGCTCTGACCTTCCCTTTAAGCTGGGGGAATACCCGTTCAATAGACTTGACGGTTCCTGTTGGGATCGTTTCGCCTCTCATGGCACGCTGAAGAGCCAGAATGGCCTTTTTACCTGCTGCCGCTTTCATCTTTACAGCCGCATCAGCCAGCTTCATTCCTTCAGAGATTCCAACATCTCTATAACCTATCCCTGAGTGATATATAAGCCAGTCATACATCTTCTTATCGATGATATGCGTGTAATGACCCTGAACATTGAGAGCCAAGGCTTCTGTTTCACTCATAGCCTGAAATCCTAACTTGAAACCCTCAGACTGAGATTTAAGCACCCGAGGTTCAAGAAATGGCGGCAATTTCCTACGGCTACCCCCACCAACATATCCGATATCTATCAACTTCCCGTCATTATCGAACTTACCCATCCATCGGCGTCCAGCATACTGGCCACCTTCTTCAAATCCCAGCAGGTTGACTTCTACCTCATTACGCTCTAGAGAAGCCAGTTTGCTTCTTTCAATCTCGTCCATCTGCTTTATCCATTCAGTCTGTTCCGGAGTAAGTTTTTTCGCATACCGTTTCGGGTATGTCCGGATATCGTTAAGACCTAGTCCTTTAAGCGGGCCTTTCTTGATCAGACGCTCTTTAGTGAACGGCCCAAATAACGTGTCCTCAGCGTGCCTATCGATATGACCCATTGCCCTGATAGTTCGCTCTGTTGACTCGTTCATCAACCACGTACGCAGCGCAGCAAATTTCTCCATAGGAGTACGAGCTGCACCAGCGGGATTGGAATGTCCCAAGGTTTGACGCATTCCCGGTAACTGTATGATTTTCCGGAAATAATCGTCAGTGAAAATAAGTTCTTCCAGTTCTTTAGTGTCCGTCAGGTCAAGAACTATATCGTCCGGTCCGGTTGGGGGTTCTGCGGTCGTTTTGGGTGGCGGCCCATCCCCTCCGAAATTATTCCTGTTGAAGTTCCCGTCATCCATAGGCTCTGGCGGCCCTTGCGCTGCCTTTGGCGGCGGTGTTTCAGTGACTACAGGATTATTTGGTTTTACAAATCGTTCAGGTAATTCCTCTTTAACAGAAGAAGGTGCATCAGATGACTTTGCCTGTTTTTTAGCCGGTATCTTTTTCACAGTTTTTGCAGCAGTGGGCGTGGGGATTGCTTGCTTCAAGTCTTCATACTTAATGCCCTCTACAAATGCAGGAACTGTACTCTGTCCATTGATTCTAGCTTGTTGGACTCGATGATTCCCCGCATACAAAATAAATTGGTCTAGGTCTTTTTCATACCTAATCTCAACTGGTTGTGTTATTAGCCTCCCAGGCACATAACCGCCTTCCATTGCTGGAATAGGCTCTAGCCCCTCTATGCGACTGATAGGCATTTGTATTTCTACGGCACTATTAAGATTTCCTTCCGCGCCACGGTCTAACATCTGCTGCTTCGTTACACGGGCAGCATTAAACTCTGCCTTAGTCATCTGCCAAGGCTCTTTTGCTATTGCAGCACCGGGCGTGGGGATTCCCTGTTCCGCTGCTATAGCTTCGTCCCCAAAGGTCAATCGAAATCTTCCTGTAGTGGTAACGGAAGGGTCTAATGTCTGACCCCTAGCCCCTCTTACTCCACTGTCTGATCCCTGCTCAAACTTAAATCCACGCTTTGTGTAAAATGCTTTAAGTTGCCGCTTAGTTAGCCCTCCACTTGCTCTTCCAAAAGGCACGGCACTTAATTCAAGTGCAATATTATTTTCATCAGCAACACTTACAAGTTCATCCATCCACCTGCTTGCATTTCCTAGACCTTTCGATGGAGATGCCATAGAGACAAGCCGTATTCTATTTGGATCTCCTAAAGATGGAGCAAGTTCAGCTTTGATCGTAAGTTCCCCAGCCTCATCAGTGAATACCCATTCTCTATTATTAAGAGGATTTCTCTTTACCTGATGGCCTAACCTGTTTGCTATATCATTGACCATTGTATCGACAGGTGCAGCAGCCCTAGCAGTGGGCGTGGGGATTGCTTTGGTGGGGGTGACAGGCACATCCCCGTAGACACGAATCTCTTTAAGTCCTATGCCAAATTCGTCGATCCCAAAAGCGTCGTCAAAATCAGTAACCATTGCCCCGGTACGCAAAGACGTTTTTGGGACTGGTATAACTTCGATATTAGCAGGGTTCCAACCCCTGAACTTCTCGGCATCACCTAAAAGTATTGGGTTTCTTTTCTGTGTTGCTGCCGCTCTTTGCCCAAAGTAATCAACGAGCCAATCTTTTGCTATTCTTTTATGCTTGCCCTCTCTGGCAAGTGCAACAAGCCTGCTGAAGCCCGGAGATTCGCCCCATCCTTCTTCGGTTGCTTGCCTTAGTAATCTTTCGCCAATAGCCAATGAGTCCTCTGGCATATTGGCAATTTCAGATGCCAATCTAAAGTCATCAGCAAGCTGGTTAGCTATTCCCCTATCTGTAGTAAATGAGACTATTGCGTCTAGTTCATCTCCACCAAGACCACCTTCTCCTGAAGCCCTCAACAGCCCCGTTGACCTCACGGCAGGAGCATTAGTCGTTACGTGATAGACTTCATCTGGGATTCTGGCATCATCTGGTGAAATCGGTGTGCCTCGTACTGGTGCGCCATTAGGTTGGCGTAACGGCGGATATTCAGGGTCATTCGGACGTATGCCATACCTGTTAGGGTCGTCAGGAACAATAGCCCTAGCAACGGGCGTGACGGGGGGTGTGGGGACATCAAACCTGCCTGTTCGGATTAAAGCATCGAAAATTTTTGGATTTCGCTCCGAAACAGCCTCCTTCAGTTTCTTACGTACACCAAACTCACGGGCAAACGATTCGGCAGCGGCCTTTGTCTTATCGCCGCCAAAACGTGCCGTTGTGGAACCAAGGAACCTTAACCCTCTCGGAACGCCCTCGTCGCCGTATTTTGCCTTATAGTAAACCCCCCATCGCTGTGCCTTTCCCGACCCAGAACCAATAATCTCAAATACGTCATCAGCCACTAAGGCTATCACTTCATTTAACTCATTCTCTGGCATAGCAGAGATAGCATCCTGTAACTGTGCGTGGGTGGGAGCTTGCATACCAGCCCTAGCAACGGGCGTGACGGGGGGTGTGGCTTTCCTTGTTGGGAATGAGTCGGGATATTTCCGTATCAACTCTTCTGCATTAAGGCCAATTCTTTTCGCCTCGGCAAGCCAAAGAGCATCACTGACATATTGAGGGTCTGTATTTCTCAGTCCTGCTTTACTCGCCCATTCTCTAAATACATGATAATCTGCACCAAGGATACGGGCCTCATCGGGAGTCAGAGGGATCCCAATAGGTGCGTCGAATACACTTTTCCGATCTTTAATCCCGACACCCTTGCCGGTTTTCTCTGCACGAACACCCCGTCGGACCATGTTGAGTTCTTCTATGTTGAACGCTTTCCCACTAAGCAATCCACGTTGCCTTCCAGTCCTCTGCATCCATTTGGCCAGCTTATTGCCGTCCTGTATCATCTCGTCAACGGCCATTGCACCGGGCGTGGGGATTGCTGCGGTGGGTGCTGCAACCCTTCTGGCTTTTTCAGCTTTAGCTATTCTGATCCCCAGTTCATGGATTGCTATAGCCTTCCGAGGATCAGTTGCCGCACCAGGTTGTCTCTTTAGTCCTCTTATCATCTTTTCTGAAGCACTTATAGTTTCGTCTAATTGTGCATCAGACAATGTGGGAGCATACTCAACTAGTTCGTCATACATACGTTGGTTTACGCCTTCTGGCTTAACCATTCCTTTAAGCGCTCTTATGGCATCGTCATCACCTCGTGGTGTTGGAGGAGAAATAACTTCTCTTCCAGGCCCGAATCTAGGCATACGAGGGCCGCCAACGCCACCCGTTCCCATTGCCATGTATGCCGGAGCCTTAAGCCCTGCACCCAATACTCTGGCAGTAGGTGGAGCGATCTTCGTAAGGCCACCAACACCAGCTTTAACAGTTCCTCTGGTTATTCCAGCAAGAGGGCCAAAAGCACCAGGTGGAATAAAAAGGGAAAGCAAACCTTCCATTGCTCCAACATATCCTTCCGGCACATCATGTGCATCTGTAAATGCACTCACAGCAGCATCCCAGTCAAGCCCTTTTTCTGTCTGGATAGCAGCAATTGCACTACGAAATGCTTCCGCAGTTTTAGGAAGAGGGATTTCTCCTCCATAGTCTTCTAAGATCTTCTCAAGTACTTTCTGATCAGGCAGGACAGGTATTGATGGCGTAGTTACGCCCATAGCAGGCGCTCCGGTTCCTACTACTGCTGTTCCATAGGGGGCTGTAAGCGCGGTTCCTATCGCCCCTAACGGTCTCCCCGCATACCGATGAAATCTTTCAATCGCTGGCGGTATTGTCTTCTGTATCATTCGCGGAATAAATCCGGGTTGTTGTTGTGGTGGATAGACCCCACCCTGTTGAGCAAGTATCTCTGCGCGTCTACGCTCATTCTCCTCAAGACGCTTTCTTGCTTCTTCCCGTTGTCTTGGACTCATGCGCTCAAGATACTTTGGGGGGATCATCTGGTAACGGCGTTCAGCTACACCCCCAAAAGGACCGGGGATTTGTTGCGCCTGTTTTTTCTTTTGTGCAGCAAGCGCCCTCAACCGCAGATACTCAGGGGTCTGAATGGGGACTGTATCTCTCCCGTTAGCCATGCTTCTCCCTATGACAAGCCGAATTTAAATGTTCGTCCTGCCTTTTGCGAACTTAATTTACGCTGCGTTCTGCCCTGTTTTATATTCATAAGAGTCTGCTCAAACGGTTTCCCGCTTCCAAAACGTGGTGCGCCGGTCTGTTGTTGTTGTCGCTGCGCTACAAGCCTTGGGTTATCCCTGTCCCATTGGTTCTGGAGCAGCTTGTTGTGTTCTGCTTCCATCACAGGATCTATTTTGCCTCCATAGAGGCTGGTATAGCCTGTACCGGATTCTGAAGTATGCAGTGCCTGTATCTCTTTAAGCCGTTTAAGTTCAGCATCGATAGCAAGCTGATTCTGTGACTTCGGCATACCACTGAGATCATAAGTTCCAGCAAACCCAGCCGTTCCTTCTGCGAATTTAGTTCCCGCAGGTACAGGAATAATAGGAACACCTCCGGGAGAAAGTTGTATATCTCTCGTTCTCGCTAATTTGGGATCGAAGGGTTGTCCTGAAGCATAGAAACCTAACGAGGGATCTTCTGTAACCTCTTCAGGAGTAGAAATAAAGGGTTCTCCCGGGACTACCCCTTGTCGAACCGGTTCAGTGGTAGCAGTTCCTGTTGCAAAGGGATCGTCTTGGATTGGAAGTGGGGGTGGAATGATTTGCTGTGTAGCTACCTGTCCAGTAGCGGTAAGTGGTGGCGTAGGAATACCGGTTCCTGGTGGCCCACCTGGGAAGGGTGCTGGCTGAATATACTGTCTAATATCAGCCAAGCGCTGTTGTCGTAGTTGCTCTGGGGTTGGCCCGGCAGGTTGTTGTGGCTGGTATTGCTGTGTTATTGCAGCAAGCATCCTGTCAAATTCATCTGATGTTTGTGCAAACTGAGCCGCATATTGTATTGCCTGACTTCTCGTCATTCCGCTACCGGCCTCAGATCTGTCTCTGGCTGCAATCAGTTCTGATGCCCTGGCTGTATCACCGGACAGGATCGCATCATCGATAGCCTGATCAAGTGTCATTCTGGGGGCTGCTTGAGGCGCTTCTTCAGTCTCTCCTATACGAGCAAGTTGTTGTTTCTCCATTTGCAGTCTATAGATTTTTGCATAAAGCCTATCAGCCTCTTCCTGATCTCCGGCTGCTATAGCATTATCATAGTCTTGATATGCAGTAGCCATTTGCTGATTCAAATAGGCATTAGCACTAGCCGGTCCTTTTGCTTCTGATGCTTCTTCTGGGTAGAGTGTTTGGTACATATCCCAAGCATTTTTCAATTCAGTGGTAGCAGTAAATTGATCAAACTCCCCATCAATTTTGCCGAGTTCAGTCCACGGCCCAGACATAGGTTTTACCGCTTCCCACCATTCAGGTTTATCCTCTTCGCGAAAGCCTCGGTTAGTAGTAGCAGCAGCAGCAGCCTTAGCTAATGCGTCAACGGTAAGCGATGTTCCTTCCGGCCCAGCAAAAAGAACCTCATAACGCTGATCGATACTCCCGGCACGCGGATCTTCTTGAGAGGCCCCTACTAAGGTTGGCCAATCCCACGGTTTGTTATCCCAATCCGTGAGGGTCTGCATTCCCTGACCACCGGAAACGGATTGAAAATCCTGCATTTTTTCTATTAATTCACGACTAACAGCAATACCAATTCCCGGCAAATCCGAAATGGCAATCCATCCTATGATTTCCCCACTTTCATCAGGGCTGGCAATATAGTATTCCCATCTACCGTTTTCTCTTCTGAGCTGGCCATCAAACGGCATCGTTTGCTCCCTTCCTGCGGTACATATCAATGACTCGTTCCCTTGTTGCAGGGTTCTGGAGCATTGTTTTCCGCAAGGTAGGATTATCTGCAAGCATTCTCTGGAGCTTGGCCTTACTTACTTTCTCTTCGCCAAAAGGTATGACGTCTTTCGCCATCTTCTGCGATTCTCTCCGCATCTGTAAGTGTTCCGCTGCAAGTTCCAGCGCAGCTTCTGTATAAATACTTCTGTTTGCCATTAGACCATACCCTCCATACCCTGTGCCGGTGGCATACCAGGGACTCCCGGCCCTACCGGAACGGGTGATTGTGCCGGAATCCCACCAGGTGGTCCTCCCGGAATCCCTCCGGGTGGTGGGCCTTCAGGAGCGCCTTCAGGGGCTCCCGGGCCTCCGGGGAAGAGCGGGGTCTGCCCGTCAGCACCAACCATAGCCCTTAGTCTTTCTTCACGCTGGCGCTGATCTGCCAGATTTCCGAACCCTTCTTCCCTCAGTGCCAGTTGCAGGAGTTCGTTCTGTACATCAGGCATCTCTCGGATAATGTCCTTGATAATCCCCTTCTCGATACCTGTTGCATCCTCATGGCGTGCAATCCGGTGATACGTCATCCGGTCAATCAGCCTGAGCCGTAGTTCCTCACGTGCATCCTGCTTTTCCTGTGCAAAGACAACAGGGTCAACCTGTTCAAAACTGGCCTGTACCCTGAAGTTATTCCCAATATCAGTAACACGTAGCTTATCCTTTCCGATAATGAGTCCTTCTATATCGGGATACTCCTCATTCATCCGGACAACAAGCCGCAGGATATTCGATCCCGCAATTGAATAGAGATATTCCATCTGGTTCCGGATTGCCATAGACTTCCGGCTTCCGGCTTCGCTCTGTATCAGAGCCTGTGTAGCCGTATCAACGCCAGTCTGGGCAAATCCCGCCATCGCAAGGGAATACGTTATCTCCTCGATAGCGTCTTTAAGCATCGAAACGTGCTGCATGGACTGCGGGGCCAGTTGCGGTACGACTTCAGCCCACCACTGGCTCTGGTCTCCGGAAATGATATCTCCCTCAAGCTGCTGTGCAGCCTCTGCGGCATCCCCGACATAGCCCAACTTGGCAAATGCGGTACGCTGGATAAGCTGGTGGTTTGCTGCCACCGACTGCTCATACATGACTACCGTGTCCATTGCGTTATGCAGGACACTCTGCTCGATAAGCCACTTTGGGTTAAATGTTTCTCCTACAGGAAGCGATGCATCGCCACCCCACGTGTGCATGAACGGCTGAAATCCCCAGGTATTATCCTCAACCCACAGGAGTTCGCTTCCGCTCCTTGAAATAGCATAATGATACTGGCTCCAGCGCTCCTCAACCTCGATCTCCTCATAGGGATCGCCCACAATATCGTAGATTTTGACTACATCTCCCAGCACCTTGGCTTTCGTTGTTGTCAGGTCTGCGAGTTCATATGCCCTGATCTTACGCCGGCGTATGGCGCTCTTGGGAACCTTGATTCCCGGCTCCATGAGGACATCGCCCGGAGTTATTGCTTCAATCCTAAACGGGTTCCATCCTGAACGCTGTGTTTCCCAGAGGTACTCACGCTCTTCAAAGTCTTCACGGTTTTCTCCGCGCTTTCTTTCCGGTCTCTTTGTCAGTGACTCTGCATCGAGTCCTACATAAATCACCGCATAGTTATGAAGGAGCAGGTCCTTTCCGGTTACCTTTGGAGGATGCGAGAACGCTACAAGAAAAGCATCCCTCACCGCAGCAGAAAGCCCTTTCTCAACCCGGTCTGCCGCTTCCTTGTGCGACTGCGAAATACTGCCGGCTTCACGATGCCATTTCGGCATGATCGCCAGGTTCGCGTCAACAGCGTGCTTGATAATAGCGTGCGCTCTTCCCGAATGATACTGGGAACGCTTTGCAACGGCATCAGGAATAGGATTTCCAAGTGTTTCAAACCATGTCCATATATTGTGCCGGTTCCAGTAGAACGAATCTGCCTTCTTCATAACATCAAGGGCTTCACCCCAGATTTCCTGATAATGCTGGAGTTCCCGTTTGATCGTTTCAGCAGTTGGCTTTTCAGTCGGATCTAAAGGCATTTCCATCCTCATATAGCATGGTTTGTGACAGTCTACACCTAAACTTAGGTCTTAATGCAATAGCTTTTTCCGCAGTGCAGCCATCTTTCGTAAAGCGATAACCCAAAGCATTACCATCGCCGCACCGTAAGAGCCTCTCTCCTCTGGTTTGCAGAAGCGGATGTAAATGTAGCCCATTTTCTCCCCTGTACTGCAAGAGCCCATGCTATCACCCTGTCTGAATACTGTCCCTCAGCAGGTCCGGGCTTCCCTTTATCGTCGCGTACAAACGTCAGCATCTCACTGACAGCATCTCGGTCATGTATGACGATCTCCCTGTTTCGTACAGCAGCATGAAGATCTCCGAGCATAATCGGTCTTGTTATTCCTGTTGTTGTCCACCCGGGACGTTTCGGGACTCTTCCAAGCCGCATCCTTACGATTTCCGGCACACGGTCTGCGCCTTCAGGATCACGGTGGAACATCCTCCCGCCGTATCCGAGTTCCATCATCCGGTTAACGACATTCACGCCCTCATTGTTTGCCTCGATAACGGCAAACGCATTGTTATATTCCCTGCACAGGTCAACACTCATCTTTGCCATTTCCTCGGCAGGTAGTCTCCCGTGTATTTCCGCAACCTCTTCACCAGTCTGGTAGTCAGCAATTACGAGGCAGGAATATGCACCGGTCTGGCCCCATGCAAGGTCACCCCCGGCAACATACCGTCCGGAAGGTGAGGGATTCTTC